AATGCATCACGGTTTTCTGAACTTCTGAGTGTTATGGTGCTACCATTTACCAGTGTGAGAGTAAGATCCGACTCATTTGTTTTCTTTACCCAGTTCTTGCTGTATAACAAGTCCTTTAGGTCTTCCCATATAACACTCTTGGCTTGCCTGAATGTGGTTGCTATGTATAAACATTTTTTATTGGGGAATCTGGCAAACTTGGCTAGTTCATTAATGGCCAAATAGGTTTTACCAAAACGTCTGCCTGCCACAACCACACGAAATCTGCTGTTGTCAGCACTTATTTGTTGTTGAGGCTCAGTGAGCTTCATTATAACTTTATGTTATCTGGATTGTTTTGTCTTACTTCTGAACCATAACCTATTGCTATGCTTAAAATAGTTAATGGTAATAACCATAAACTGATCCAGTCTAACATATGGCCCCAGGTGAGACTGATGCCTAATAGTGTGAATGTGTTTATACCAGATGTGGTAAATTTAGTTTCTGTGGGTAATTTCATAGTTGCCTCCTGCATATCTTTTATCTATATATCATATTTATCAGATATCAGCATTTTTGTCAACAAAAAAGGTGTTGACAACATCTGCATTTATGTTATAATGTCTGCATAACTTAAAAAAACAAACAGGAGATTATAGTTATGGCACAGATATTTGATACAGATCAACAAAATAAAATAGAAAAAGGTAAATCAATGCACCGTTTACTAACACAATCAATTGATGAAGCATTGAATAATAACCCATGGGGCGAAAACTTTTGTATAAGTTCTCCTCCAGGCATGGCAAAAACATACGAAACAGAATTGGCTATGAATAAGTTAAAAAATCCACCTTTATTATTTGAAGGTGCGGCAAGTTTTCCTGCTTTTGCAATCGAATTTGCTACTGCTGTTTATTTGCATAAACTAAGTGAAACAAAAGAAAACCTCAGAGTTGTATTAGATGACTGTGATGTATTGTTTGAACCTAAAAATGCAAATGCAACTAAAAAAATGTTTGACAGCAGTAAAAAACTAAAATATACTAAAATGGTGTCTCAGTTAAAAAGTATGTGCACCGAATTGCAATGGGAGGCTTTACAATACTTTAGTAGTGAAGAAAAAGTGGGGTTTAGTGTGCCTACAGACGATGTTACGTTTTTAATTATAACTAACAGGCATTTACATACTCATAGTCAGGTAGAAAGACTCATGGAAGGTGAGTCAGCACACACTAAAGCAACTGAGTTACATGCTATACGTAGACGTGTAAATTATGAAGAAATAAATATGCATAAAGACGATTTATGGGGATATATTGCTAATATTGTTTGGAATAACACCATATGTGAAAAATATATACCAGATGTTACAAAAGAACAAAAATTGGAAATACTAAACTGGTGTGAAAACAAATGGTCTAGAGTAACAGAAAGAAATTTAAGTCTAGTGGAAAAGATGACAAAAGACATGGTGCGTTTTCCAGATAGTTATAAAGATGTTTGGAATAACAGATATTTGGAATTATAATGAAACCTAAAGATATACAAAAAATATTACAACAAGAGCGTGAAAAAAGTCCCATAAAGGGACTTACGCCTACTGAAATAAATCGCAAGATTGGGGCGGCCGCGGCAGGAGAAAACAAAAGAAAAGTTCCTGTTGCACATTATGAATCCATAATTATGGAGTATTGGGATAGAGATACTGTTAGGCCTTTGGGGTATTGTCAATTGATAGGTGATAGATATGGTGTAAAATATGGTGTAATAGAAAAAATTATTTGTAATTGGTTCGATACTATAACAGAATCCGAATATAATGATTTAGTAGACGATTATAATTCTAAATTTGGTAAATCTGCAACGGCTAAATTAGTAAGTAAAGCAGGCCTAAGAGATCACAAAGCGGCAGGTAAAAATATTTCTATTGCTAAAAATACTATTAGTAGAGCAGATGCCTTAAAAATTTATGATAAAAGTTTCAGTTGTGCAGAAGGCAGAACACATAAATTTTATAAAAAACTGGCAACTGAATATGGTGTAAGCCTGGGTAAAATACAGAGTGTTGTTAATGGTCATCATCCTGCATTATCTGACAAAGATGTAAAAGCAGATGTCAGACAACATGAAATAAAATACAAAGGCATATATAAATTTACTAGTCCATGTGGTAAAGAATATGTTTTTGATAATCTTTATGATGTAGGTGCTTGGTTATGGAAAACAGAACATGATATAACAGACAAATTACCACAAGAAAATTGGGGTAAAGGCAGAATGTGGTTTGAACAAACCGAACCAAATGTATTATATGTTAAACAGAGAAGATTTTGGAAGGGTTGGGAATATATAAATATCTGCCAGGAGTTTTCCCATTAAAACAGTATTTAATAATATCCCATTATAAGTATTACTGGCTTGTCCTAAACTTGCCTATTACCGAAAGATAATAGTAAAATACCCACAATTACGTGGGTATTTTTTTGAGTGTTATGAATAAAAAAGCCGAATCGCTTGACTTATCCGGCTTAGTGTTTTAGGAAAGATCTTTGATGTTAAAGATCCAAAATAATTACCGACGGCGTTAATGGACACAACTCCTCTTTTTGCCGTCTGTGTTTATAATGTAATAGTATTTATAGTTTGGGGTTGCCTCCTGCGAGAATTATGGCTCCCAGCCATGTAGTGATCAACTATCTCGCAGGCAGGTCTTACAGACGATAAACTTTATTCTGGGTTAGTGTCAGTCCAGGGTAAAACACCAACTGCATCTGTATTTATCGGTGCATCACTTTGACCCAGTATATTTTTGCCTAACCAGATCAGCATACTGCGATCTCCATTAAGAGCTAATTTTAATTGTGCTGAACGTAATCTCTGTTTCGTTTTGGTTGTGCCCTTTTGGTATAAATCAGCGAAGTTGTCCCGCAAAGTGCTGACTGGCACACTATACCACTCTGATATCTCTTGCCAGGTGCAATGAAGCTCTGCTAACTTCTGAAACTCTTCTTCTGGTATAACTGTTTTGTTTCTGCCTACAACTCTGCCGCGAACAGTTTTATCACCATATCTGATGTTCTTTACTTTATAGGGTGTGTTTGGTTGTTGTGTTGTATCTTCAGTTGTCATTGCGACTCTCCTGTATTCAGTATATATTCCCTACTGTTTGGGTAATACTATTTATCCTTTCGGTAAGTTTTGGGTCTGGATGTAAACATCTTGCGTTGTTCCCAACCACTGGGTGTTAATTGGTATTTTTTTACTTTAGTGGGCACTGGATATAGTGTATCCTGGTGTATGATATAACCCAGTTGTTCTTGTGGGTGCATGTCATGTATTTCTATCAGAACTCTGTATTGTTTTTTGGTAATAAACTCACTGTTCAGAACATCATATACCCATCTAAACATATGATCGGCTGTTCTCATAGTGTTAAGCAGATTGGTTCTTTGTTCGGGTGTTACTTCCATGTAGTTATTTACATTATGTCTGGCAATTGCTACGCAATTACCGATTTACTTCGGCAAACAAGTTTGCCTTCGTAAAAGTATTTCCTGCGGAATCCGAACACTATGATGACATAATATAGATGACTTGATGTAGATTGTTTCAGTCAGACGGAACCACTTCTGGTTCCATCCTCTTGATGTGAGTAGTCACAGCCGAGATGAGCAGGTATTTAACACTATGGGACAATGGGTCTTGTAACTATCTCCAACCTGCTACGGTATGCTGATGCATGTATAACTTCGTTCCTATTGTTATACTGTTTATGTCCAGTGTTGTTTGTGTATAACTTTACACTACAATAATTTATTCAATACATTGTGTATATGTATCTCAATCCCTCGTCCGATTTTTCAGGCTGGATTTCTACTATCCAAGGAGGGCGTCTTACTGCTTACGGGTGCTGTCGCTCTTCGCTAGGCATTTAACCGGTCTGTTATGTAGCAATAATATAAAGGCTGACAAACCTATGCGTTATATACTATTACTGTAGGGTTCTGTATTTGTGCCATAATGAGTGCCTAAGTGGAAGCAGATGGGTTTTTGATTTCAATCAACCACAATGTCTATCTGGCCGCATCTACTTCGCACTGATATTTATCAGGTCTGTGAAAACTGATATTGGTTAAATTGGTAAGGGGTGTTAGGCGCCTGGATAATGATGTGTATGGCACTATCATTAAGATCATTGATAACGAATTATCAAAGTTTGGCAACTTATTTGAATTTGAATCTTTAGGAGATTCTGAACAGCCGCCTAACACT